GTCGACCATTCTGGCGGATCATAAGCCCGCAGCTGCAGCGTGACGCCGCCGGTCGCCAGGTCTAGCTGGCGACTAGCGACCCGCCAGAACGTCGACGGCAGCTCCGGCGCATTCAGCTGAATATATCTTTCAAACGCAGCCCGCCGCGCCGACGGCTTAAACCGCACCGTCAACTGCATGACCGGGTTGTCGCGTTCGATCTGGATCTGCGCCAGCCTGCGCCCCTGCGTCGGCGACGGGCACATGCTCAAATCATACTCCGGCCCGATCGCCGTCTGACCGTTCTGCGACTCGCGCACGGCATCGACCCAAGGGTCGCCCGTCGTCGCCTGAAACGCCAGATCCGGGTCGACATAGGTGAACGGCAATTCAGTGTATCGGTCCAGCTGATCCGGCCCGCCGTTCCAATCGTCAAAGCCGATGATTTCGGATCGCTCCAGCGTGACCGTCGGCGCACGCCAGCGCCCGACATAAATGCCAATCTTGCCAGACGGCAGCAGCTGCACATCACCAGCGCAGGCCCGCATCATGCGCTTGAGAACCTCGCCCGGCTTTTCGGTCAGGGAATAGCTGCCCCAGATCCTATACCGGCTTTCCGTGCCGCCAGCCGCCAGCGCGATCTGATCGTCGCAATCGTCAGCCGCCTGCGCCAGCAGATCTAGATCGATCTGCCCCGACAGGTTCAGCCCGTCGGGATGCTGAATAAAGTCAGCGATAATCAGCGCCGCATTGTCACTCCATGCGGTCACACCGCTGCGCGGGTCATAGACTTTTGCGCACCGCGCGACCAGCTGCAGCGCTGGCTCATTGTGCGGATATACTTCGCGATACGACTCTGCGTCGACGCTTTCTGCAATCGTCAGCGTCGACCATAGACCCGCCAGCCGGTGCGTCGCGTCATACTCTGGCCAGACGCCTGCGATCTGCGAAAAATAGCCCTGCCCGGCAGTGCCCGATCGACTAAAAATGCGCACCAAAGGCGTGTTATTGCCAGAATTAAACCCAGATCCATTTTCCTGATACTGCGCGTCAGTCACCCAGCCGTCGGAGTTTACGTTCACCGCCACACCGTCCAGGATATAGCTTTCGATCGCATCGATCGGCCCTTCGCCATGCACTAGCACCCGGTAAAACTTGCCGCCGGACGTGCGGAAAAACACCCGCGTGCCGCCGACCCGCACCCGGCCATAGTGCCGCGTGCGATCGCCGATCGCCTGTTCAATTTCCAGCTTGATATTTTCAGGGTCGACCCGTGGCGGCGCACTCAATGCGGCCACCGCCGTCGACAGCAACAGCGATCCGCCGATGCTTGTCGCGATGCCCAAAGCAGTCAGACCACCCGTCGCGGTAAACAGCGCAAAGGTGCCAGCAGACCCGAACACCGTCGGCGCGACAAAAAGCAAAGCCTGCGGCATTCAAATTTTCCACTGTTCCAAGATTTCAAATTCAGACGGCGACACCACGCCGCCGTCAGACTTCAAAAAAAGCCGATCGTCCGACATGATGCCCGCCAGCTGCCGCCCCGCCACCCGCGCGACGCAGACACCATCACCCGCACCGCCCGCCGCGTGACCGGCCATCAGCGCCCGCGACAGCGCCAACAGACCACCCGACCGCAGCAGCACCTGCCGACAGGCAAAGGCGCTGCCGTAGGTGCCCCGCAGCGCCGCTGCAGGATCCCGACCCGTTGCCGCCGCGACATAAGACGCCGACCACAGTGCGCAGTCATTCACACCCCAGCGCCACGGATCCGCCGCCGTGCCCCGAATGAATTCGGCAGCGCTTACCATTCCGTCCACACTGGATCCGTCGACATGACCTCCGGCACATACCGCAGGCCCCGGTCGCCCGGATACCGGCGCAGCTGATCGCGGTGCGTCAACCGGCCAAAGACCGGCGCACCGGCCCGCGCCAATGCCCCCTCGACCGTCAGCGTCAAAACAGCAGCGGACGCATCAAACGACACAGACACCGTGTCCATCACGCCGCGATGCAATGCGACCGGGTCGCCGACCGGCTGCGGCCTGCCATGCACGTCGCGTGCGGTTTCACTGAAAATCTGTTCCCATAAAACCGCCGGGCGATTGACATACTGCGCCGGATTTCCAACCAGCCGCGGAATGATGCCCAGCCCCTGCATGGCCCGCTGTTCTGCGGTCATCGCCTCCCACGGGATGCCCAGCGTATAGGACATGGACGGCGCAAGCGTATCGTCGCCCGACGACACCGTCGACGCGGCGACCAGATTGCCCATGCCCTGCCACGTTCGGCTCCATTTGCTATCCGTGAACGGCACCGACCGGTTTGAAAGATACGCGATGCCGGTCGCGAATTGCAGTTCTAGCAAAAGCGAAACTTGGATCACGTCGCGGTTTAGCGCTGCCGTGACCGCCGCCGGGTCAGATTGTCCAGACAGGTAAACGCTCATCTTTGAAACGCCTCGACCACGGTCAACATGTAGTCGCCCTGAAACGCCGAAAACTTGTGCGCAGCCGCTGCCGCGTCATCATCGGGCAACCGCACGCGGATCTGCGGTGCGTTGACGCTCAATTTCGTGCCGACCGATACCGCCGACCGCAATGGCGGATTGAATGTGACCGCTGCACCGCTGACAGACTGCACCCGGTAAAGATAATCTGCCCAAGAAAAGAACGCCCCCGGCTGCAGCACCACCGCACCGCCGCCCTGCGTCTGGATAATCTGCGCACCAGCTGGCGCAGCCGCCGCGACCAGCAGATCAGCATCGCCATTCAAAACCAAAGCGTTTGGCTGGCCATCCTCAAAAGCCATATTTAAGGCATTGAAAACAAACAACGGCCCCGTCAGCCCATACCCGCCCCGGTTAAAGTTCGGCACCGGGATCGAAAACGTGCCAGCCGGCCCGCGCAGCTGATCAAGAAACGCCATGTAAGCGCCAGACGATCCGCCCCATTCCCACGCATCGTCGACGCGATAGGTGCAAGCCCAGCTGCGGTTTTCTGTCGTGACGAATTGCTGCCAACCATCCAGACCCCTGCCCGGCGACCGGGTTTCCGTGACCAGCCGCCAGTTTTCCATCTGCCGCAGCGTTAAGCTGCCCGGCACTGCGATCGCTGCCATTAGGGTCGCCTTTGCTTTTCAATCAAACTTTGGTTGTTTTGCTGCACAACTCGCACCGACACGTTTGCCGCCTCTTGCCGCACGTCCTGCAGCGTGACGCCCTCCGGCACATGCAGGACCAGATCGATCTGCCCGCCATCCATACCGCCCAAACGCGTCGCGGGTATGATCTGCGACCCGCCGGGCAGGTTCACCAGTTCGCCGCCGCGCTCATTGATCCGGGTCAAACCGCCGCGCCAGTTTGGCGTGCCGTTTGCATTGGCCCCGATCGCAGGCACCGCCACCCCGCCAATGCCGCCACCGATCCCGGACAGGCCAGCGCTCCAAAGCGCGTTATAGGCTTGGCTGGCCAGCATTTCAGCAAAGCCCGCCAGCACGCCCGCGATGCTTTCCGTCAAACTTTTCGCCCCGGTCACTAGGCCCGTGAAAGCCTCTTTTCCCAAATCTTTGACGCGGGTCATTTCTTCGCTAAGTTCTTCGACGGCCTCTTTGACCTTCTTGACCTTTTTCGCCGCAGCGCCGCTGCCAGCCGCTGCAGACCCGCCGCCGCCAGCATCTGCAGCACCGCCACCGCCGCCGCCATCGCCTGCGTCATCCAGCGCCGCCAGCTGCGCCGCCAGATCCGCAGCGCTATCCGACGCCCCAGCTGTCGCGTCATCTGTCGCCGACATAGTATCGCGCAGCGCTTGCAGACTTCCCAGCGGCGCAGTCGCTGCCGCCACCAGCCCAGACAAGGCCCCGGTCGCCGCGCCAGCTGCCGCATCAGCTGCAGCAGTCACGCGGTTTAATTCCGTCACCATGCCAGCGCCTAGCGGCTGCAGGTTCGTATTGAAAATGGCGTTTAAGCCGTCCGTCACGTCTGCCGTGAAATCGACAAACGCCTGCGCCATCGCAGCCAGACCACCGATGAAAAACGCTTTCATCTTTGCAGATCCGGCATTGAATGCCGCAGGCACGATCGCGAAACCGTCGCCGATCCGCTGAAAGACCTCGACTGCGACCGCTTTCAAAAGCGACAGCGCATTGCCAAACCCGCCAGCCTTGCTGACCAGACGCGCAAACCATTCGACCAGATAGCCCGCGCCGATAATCAGCGCCCCGAAACCCGTGCGCATGATCGCGCCGCGCAGCAGCGCAAGCCCGCCGGTCAGGCCCGTTGTGGCCCCTGCCGCCATGACGAAACCCGCCACCCAGCGCACGGCCATAAAGGTCGCAAAGGATGCCGCGACACTGGCGATCGTGCCAATGTTAGCCCCCAGCGCATCGATCACGACGCGCAGCCCGCCGCCCTCTTGCATTAAAGAAACGAACGCGACCGAAATCGCCTGCAGCGCTGGCGCAAATGCGATCGCCAGCCGGTTTGAAACGGCTTCGGTCACAAACCCCATGCGCGAAAACGCATCGTTTGCACTTTCGACTTTAGCGGCGTCGACGGCGCTGATCGACAGGCCCATCGCTTCGATTTCGGTGCGTGCGGCGCGGATTGCGTCGCCGCCCTGCATAACCAGCAGCGCCATGCTGGCATTTTTTATGCCCAGCTCACCCAATAGCCCGGCAGTTTCCTGCGCCGACATGCCCAGCGATTTCGCCTTGTCAGCGATCGCGGCCAGACGTTCGTCGGCGTCCATTGTCAGCAGCTCACCCGCCGACAGACCAATCCGGTCCAGCGCGTCAGCGGCAGGCCCGCCGATCGATGCGGCATCAGCCAGACGCCTGCCCAGCTTTTGCATCGCAGCGCCGACGTCATCAGCGCCGACCCCGGCGTCGCCGCCCGCTTGCTGCAGCGCCCGTAGCCCGTCGATCGTGCCGTCGACAGATTGCGCCATTTTGGCCTGACTGTCGATAAATGACAGCCCGTCCTTTGTCATCTTTGCCGCCATGCCAGCCATCGCGGCGACCGCAACAGCTGCCGCGACCTTGGCCTTTGCTGCAAACTTTTGCAGACCGGACTGGCTTGATTTCAAACCGTTTTGGAATTGCGCAGAATTCAGGCCCAGCTCGACCCGTAGCGCACCGATCACAGCACCTGCCATTTATTCAGCCCTTATTGATTGCTTTATCCCAGCGCATAGCGATCGCCAGCATATCGTCCGCCGCCTGCGCCTTGGCGCGGGTCGGTTCGCCGATCATTGCGGCCAAACGGGGAATTTTCTTGACCCGGTGCAGACTTTCGATCGTGTGCGCGAGCTGCATTCTGTCGTGCAGCTCGCGCTTGATCCGCAGCCCTGCGCCCTGCATGTGCGCTACATATTCCCGCAAGGTTATGCGCCAGAATTCAGCCGGCACAAACCCTGCGGAAACGTAGTCAGCCAGCAGCGCCGGCCAATCTATTTTGTCCGTTTGGCCTTCGCTTTTTTTGCGCGGCCTGCCTCGCGACCGACCGCCGTTTCCGGCTCCGGCATCGACTGCGACACCGCTGCGCCTAGCTTTTCTGCCAGCACGTCCAAACCGACCGCATCGATCAGCCCGCCCGCCTCTTTTAGCGTCAGATTGTGATGATCCAGCAGGCCCGCCCATAGCAGCAACCTAATCGGCTTAATGCCCGGCGGGTTCTTTTCATCCTCAAGACTGGCCAAGAATTGCGGCGCAGGCATTCCCGCCGCTTCCTCAAGTTCGCACAGCGCGTTTGTCGTAAACTCCAGCGTGTAACTTGCCGCGCCGATCGTCAGCGCCATTGTGCCGCGTGCTGCGTTTGCCATTAGACCACCGGCCCCGGAACACTGATATAGCTCGACGACAGCTTGAACGTGACTGCAGCGGTCATGCGGTCATCAAGCGGCACGGCGGGTTCGTAAGACGTCAGGAAACCCTTAAAGGTCCACGTCGCGCCGTTCGGATATGTGATGCGATAGCTGCCGATCTTTTTCGCCGTGCGCACCGCTTGGATCGCGGCGTCGTCGCCGACACCGGGCAGGAAATGAATGCCGAACGAACATTCGCCCGGATCCGTCAGGCCCGGCCCAAATTCTTTGGTGCGGTTCGGCGACGCCATATGCGTCTTTTCGATCACGTCGACGGCGTCGGACGGCGGCGCAATGTCGATCAGCTCTGCGATCGGGTCGAATGCCTCCGTTGTAGCCCCGTCGCCAATTCCGAAAATTGTGCCGAAACCAATTTCTGCATCTGATTCCACGTTAGTCACTCCAAGTTTGAAAAGTTGATTTTGTAGTCCTGCGCGATGCCGTGCAGACGGTTCGGATCATTCGACCCCGCGCTGCGCAGATCCCGCACGCCTTCCCGGAAAATGCCCTGAAAGGCCCCGGCCCGATATCCAGACAGCAAGGCATTCACGACCCGCGCCGTCTGGTCTGCGGCGTCATAGTCGACGGCGAAAACATCGATCTGGACCACGGCCCCGACATATCGCGACAGCCCGCCCATATGATAAACATCGCCGCCGCTGATCAGCGACAGACAGATCGCAGGCACCGCATCGCCTTGCGGACGCGCCCCCCAATCCACGCGGCCCGCGACCAGCGCTGCGACCGCAGGATCCGACAGCAGCAGCTGCCGCATTGCACGTTTCATCGCTTATCCTTTCGCCAGCTTTGCCGCCTTGCGTGCCGCTGTTTTCGCCGACTTTGCGATCGCCTCTGCAAGCCCGCTTTTGACGCCCACCAGCACCTTGTCCTTGCCAGCTGACCATGCCGGGCGCAGATGCGGCTGCGGCGACTGATCATCGTTTCCAAATTCGGTCTGGATTGCCTGCGACAGCGCCCCCGGCCCGGCGAAAACTTCGATCGCGGCCTTGCTGTCCTTCACCAGCTTGCGGTGCAGCTTGGCCTGCCGTTTCGACAGTTTCGTGCTGACCCCGTAGCTTTCCTTTAGATCGCCTTGGCCCTTCGGCGCATTCGACCGGCCCGCATCTGCGATCGGCGTCAGCGCCTTGATCCCGACCCGGCGCAGCAGCCCGCGCCCGGTCGACTTTTTCATGCCTTCCATGGCCTTTTCCAGATCCCGCAGGCCCGTGACCGTGACACCCCGCGCCATCAGGCTTTGACCGCGTTTGCGGTCATCTCGAAACCGTCGAACGGTTCCAGCTGTTTAATGCCGGATATGTCATAGGTCACACCGTCAGACAGGATCTTATCTGCCGCCGTGATCCCTGCCGTGAAATCAGACAGGCGCACAGTAAACCGCGTTGTGACTTGCGCACTGACCTGCGCCGCTGCGTATTTTTCACCGTCCGAAATGTCGCGCCGCTTGGCCCAGACTGGCGACCCGATCGGCGCGAACGATTTCGGCGCGGACGTCAGCCCGTCGTCATTCGGCACGCCGCGCAGGAATTGCGCCCGGCGGTTTAACTCCCCCGCCCGGATCATGGCTGACGCCAGATCAGCGGATCGATCAGACAGTCGACCGCAAACGGCAGCACCGACACCGACCCGGCGATCGTCGCTTCGCGATTTGTAAACCAGTTCGCGACCAGCATCATCACAGCGACCCGCACCGACGGCAGCGACGCCGCTGGCAGACCGCAGTCGAATTCGACCACGACCCGCGACACCGCAGGCCCCGACGTCGTGACGTAGGCCCCGGCACTGTCGCACCACAGCACCGCGTCAGACGCAGCGACGTCGCCGCCGTCTGCGTCAAAGCCCGCGACCCGCACCGCAGACACGTCAGGCATCGCCAGCCGCAGATCGCCCCAGCCGCCAAATTCCTGCGACCACGTCTGCGGCATGATTGCCCGGCCCATGATCCCGCGCCAGCCGTCCAGCATCGCCAGCGCCGCAGCCCGGTAAACCTCGATCATCGCGTCCTGATCAGATCCGTCGACGCGCAGATGCGCCCGCAGATCGTCCGCCGTCACAAGCGGGTCAGACGGCGGCGTGACCAGTTTCAGCATCATTTCGTTTCCGGCACTTTCGCGCTGGCCTTATTGGTCGGCGCAGCCTTGGCGGCAGCAGCTGCCGAGTCGGCGTCAGCCTGCGGCTTGGCGGCAGCAGCTGCAGCATCTGCATCGATCGCAGGATCCGGCAGCGCCCCCAGCGCGACCGCAGCTGCGACCAGCTCCGGCGGGCAGATATCGCCCGCTGCGAATTTCTTTGGATAAACGGACCCGTCGGGCACGCCCTCAAAAGGTGCGGTAAAAGTATGCATATCGGATCCCCTTGGGTTTGATTGAAAAGCCGTTCACTCACAAAAGCGGGCGCACCACCGGCACGCCCGCTTGATCAGTCAACCGCAGATGCGGATTAGGCGGCGATTTTCAGCAGCTTGATCGCGTTGCTGTCTTTGACCTTGCCGCCAAGGCGTTTGAACATCTGATAACGAATGTAACCGGCCTTGGTCACTTCATCCTTGACGACAGCCAGACCGGCGCGGTCGGCGATCAGATAACCCTTGTTGAAATCACCGAACGCGATCGGCAGCGCATTGGCGGCGACGTCGGGCATATCTTCGGCGATAATGGCGTTATAGCCTTCGATCGTCGACGGCACGCCAGCTGCGACGGCACGCTGCAGCAGGTAAACGCCGTTGGTGTCTTTCACCTTGGCCAACTGCGCCAGCGTCAAGCTGTTCATCAGCCAATTTGCATTGGCGCGATAGCCAGATTTCAGGCCATAAACGACGCTTTTCGTCAGGTCGAACGGATTGGACCCCAGCGTCGCGGCGTTGCCGCTGGCGACAAACTGCAGCACGCCAAAGGCGCGGGCTGCGTCGGCGGTCACGACTGGCGTGCCTGCCAGAATGCCGGTCGGCTTGTTCACGCCATTGCCCGAAATAAACGCGACACCTTCGGCGACGGCCATCTGCTCGACTGCGGACATTGTCAGCCATGCCTCGACGTCGAAAAATAGATCCTCAAGGCTTTCGCGTGTCGTTTCAGGCTTGGCGACCAGCGACCCAAAGGTCGGCGCACATTCGCCAAGACCCGGCGTGTCCGTCTGGCTGCGCGTCACAGTTTCGCCGACCCACTCGGTGCCAAAGCCATTCAGGTCGACAAGCTCTTTATAGTCCGACGTGCCGACCTGCACGACGCGGGCGATCTGGCGGATCGGGCTGACGTCCTGCACCTGTTTGGCGATATCTGCAGCGATTTCCTGCGGCAGCGCAAAACCGCCAGACGCGCCGACATTCGTGCGCACGTCAGTCGCTTTTTTCGCCAGATCAAACAAGGCGTTTGCCCGGTTGTGATCGTTCGGGTTGCGGACGTAGTCGACAAACGCCGACTTATATTCGTCAGCCTCTGCCGTCGACGCGCCGCCCTGACCGGGTCGCGCCGCCTTGGTTTCGATATCCGACAGCCGCTTTTCCAGCGCCGTCGCCTGCAGCTCTGCCGCCTGCTTTGCTGACAGCGTGTCCGCCAAACTGGACTCCATGCGGGCAATCTTTTGCGTCGTCAGGACGTCGGCGGACTTCATGCCGTCGACTTCGCCGCGCAGCGCATCGATCGTTTTGTTACCGGCAACTACCAGCGCTTTAAGTTCTTCAGGGTCCATGACCACTAATCCTTATTGATTTTCAGATTTGCAGCGGGCTTTCAGAAGCTCCACCAGCTCTAGATCGATGCCGCCGCCAGCGTCATGCATGGCCTTAACTGCACCCAAACCCCCGCCCATCAGGGCGCGGGCGACCGAACTGGTAAACCCAGCGTCATGCGTGAGTTTCCGTTCAAATTCGACGCGGGTCAGTTCCGCCGCCTTGATCCCGTCAATCCGTGCCGTCACCAGCATCGGAAACGTGACCAGCGAAACCTCCCAAATTTCTAATTCCGTCAGCGACCGGACACCGGCAGCGTCGCGGGTCGCCTTGATTGTGCGATATCCGATCGACAGCCCATCGATCGCCCCCGCCTCGACCAGCGCGATCGCCTCGCGGCCCTTTTCAACGTCAGACAGGATCCGGCCCTTGACCAGCAGGCCCCGGTCATCCTCGACCACTTCATCCCAGACGCCGATCGGCTTCGACGGGTCATGCTGCCACAGCATTTTGACCCGCGATTTTCCGGCCTTTTTGGCCCGCAGCGACTTCGCAAAAGCCCCTTTGACGATCTGGTCGCCGCCCTGATCGGTCTGGCCAAACAGCGACGCATAGCCTTCGATCGCGCCGCCGCTGATTGACTTGATTTCGATCGGCACCGTCTTGCGTTCCAGCTGGTCGATCACGTCGTCGCCTTTGCATTCCAGCGCCAGCGCCGCCAGCGCCGCCTGCATCATTCGATCATTCATCTTTCACCGGCTCCGCTGTTGGGTTCATTGCGCCGCGCGGCAGGACGTTCGCCCACGCGGCAGGATCCGGCGGCAGGCCCGCATCGATCCGCACTTCATTCGGCGTCATCCAGCCCGGCTGACCGCCAGCGCCGAGCGCCTTTGTGTAGTAGTCCGCCTGATCCTTGAAATCGCCCCGCGCCAATCCGCGTTCCTCAAGGTCGACCCGATACCCGTCGACGCCTGACAAAATGTCGCGTGCTGCCGCTTCTTCAAAGCGCACAAACCACGGCATCAAAGTATGCGTCAGATGCACCCGGAACATTTGTTCCGCGCTGCCAAATGTCGCGGCCTTATCTTGCTGCATCAGCATGATCGGTTGCACCCGGAAGGCGCGGGCGATTTCTTCAATCTGAAAGCGCCGGGTTTCCATGTGCTGCGCGTCGACGCTGGTCATGGTCATCGACTGAAAAGAGGCGTCGCCGTCCAGAATTGCGATGCCGCCTTCGCCGTTGATCCCAAATTTTTGCTGCCACGTTTCCTGCAGCGCCTTCTTGGTTTCCGCGCCCAGCTTGTTTTTGAATGACAGCACCCCGGACGGTTTGCCGCCATTGCCCGCCAGCTTGGCCTGTTGACGTTCCAGCGCCCGGCTTAATCCGATCGCCTCGCGGGCTTGGCGGATCGCGGGCAGACCGTCGAAACCGTCCAGCGACGGCCCGCGCAGGTAAAACACCTGATCACGGGTAAAATATCCATGCGTTTTATCGACATAATCGACGCGAAACCGCAGCGACCAGTCGGGCATCTGCTCCACCGTCCAGGATCCTGCAGGCACCGGCAGCAATTCGCGCACTTCGCCGTTTACGACGTTCTTAATCGCGATCGCCCCGCGCCCGATCACGGCGTTAAAAACCATGCCTTCGCGGAATTCAAAGCTGGTTTGCCAGCCGTTCGGCTTCACCGACAGCAGCTTGTGCGCCCAATGCTCCCGCGCGACAGTGCTAGTGCGTTCGTCGCCGTTGTAGGTGTCTTGCAGGATCCGCACCGGCACCTGCGCGACGCCTTCGGCGATCACCCGCGCCGCGCAGAACACGGCAGGCACGTCGACGGCATTGTGCGACGTGACAGACAGACCCGACGCCGATGCCCAGCCGATCCAGCCAGCAAAGCCCGCCAGCTGGTCGACCGTATAGGTCGCGCTCTTGCGCAGAAAACCAAACATCAAAGCACCAGCAATTCGGCGTCGTCCAGATAGCTGCCGCCGGTCGCCGACGGGTTGCGCGACATCAGCATGAAACCGTTTAGCCCCGCGATCAGCGGGTCGATCTTAGCCTTGCCCGCCGTTTCTTTCGTAATGATCACAGCACTGCCCCTTTGTTCGGTTCGGGCATTGCCCAAAACCCAATCCATCATTGGCTGCCCCGCATGGCGCAGCGTTCCATTTTTCAGCTTGCGCTCCATGCCCCAGATCGCAGGCGACAGGCGCGACCCCTGCCCGATCGCGGCCATCTGCTCATCTGAAATGCCTCTGAATGACAATTCATCGACCAGCGCCGCGACCCCGTAAGGATCCAGCCCGATCGCGCCTTCCTCCGGCAGCAGCCCGGCGATCAGCAAGCGCTCGACGTAGTCCGCCACGCCGATGATATCTTGCGTCAGTTCGTCGTCTTTCAGGATCGTCAGGCATCCTGATCGCTCAAAATCCAGCAGGCGCGGCGCGATTTCCTTGCGCAGCTTCAAAACCTCTGGATGCGCCCACGCATGAAACCACGCCAGCCAGTCGCGGGTTTCTTTGTCCCGGCCTATGATCGACAGGCCCAAAAGGTCATCCAGACCGCCGCCGTCGATGCCGACGACAGCCACGTCGCAGCGATCGATCAGGCTTTCCAGATCCAGCCCCGGCAGCGCGGCCTTGCCCCAGAATTGCGCCCCCATCCATGACGTCGCTTTTAGCCCGACGCCGATTTCGACGTTAAAATGCTGCGACGCCAGCAGCGCCAATGCGGCAGGCCCGTCGCGCTCTGCCGCCGTCAGCTGGTCCAGCAAAAACTGCGGATCGACAGACAGCCCAAAGTTCGGATTGACCAGCCCCCACGTTTTGGGATTTTTCCAGCCTTCTTTTTTCAGCAGATCCGGCGGCAGCTCATACAAAACCGCCAGCATCGGCAGATTGATTTCGCCGTCGCGCACGGCCCGCGCCTTGTCCAGCTCTTGACCGAACACACCCGACGGCGGCGTCTTAGACTGCGTCGTGATCTGCAGCAAAAACCCGTCGGTGCGCGATGCCAATGCGCCGCGCAGCTCGACAAAAACTTCGGACGCGCCCGACTTTTTCGCGAATTCGTGCGTTTCATCGATCAGCGTATAAGTCGCCTTGCCGCCCGTGATCGTGTCCGTGTCCGATGCCTTGATCGCGATTTCCGCAAGGCTGATCCGGTGCGTGATCGTTTTGGCGTGATCCTTCAAATGAAACAGATCGGTCAGCACCGGATCCAGCCGGATCATGCCCTTGATCGTTTTGAATGCGATGCCCGCGATTTTCATCGTCGGCGCGATCAGCAGCAGCTCCGCCTCTGGCCTCTCATTCATAATCGCAGCGGTCAGGATGATGCCCGCCGCCATGCTGGACTTGCCGTTTTTTTTCGGCACAAGCAGGAAAAACTCGCGCAACATGCGCCGCCGGGTTTCCGGGTCATAGCTGCCAAACACGACGCGGACGAAATCAAACACCCAATCGGCGCAGACTTCGGCGTGCGTCGGCGTGCCGATCAGATCCGGCACCCGCAAGCGCTTAAAAATCCGCAGCGCCTTTTCCGCGACAGCATCAAACAGCGGCAGATCTGGCAGCAGCGACGCCCGCGCCTTGATCCGATCAGCCCAATCCGGCACCGCCGTGCCCCAATTTGAAAGGTCCGACGGATCCAGCAGCTGCATTTTGTCGCCCCCTAATTGGTCGGCCCGTCAAATTTTAGATCATCGCCCCAATCCGGGCTAATCTCTGCGGCCTTTGCCGCCCGCGTCGCGGCCTCTTTCTTGCCGATCGCCTCCGGCTTGGCCTGATCTGACTTTTCGCGCTGCCCGGCCCGCGCCATCAGATCGTTTCGATCGACCAACCGGCCCAGCTCTTTCAGCGCCGACACGTTGCCTTTGAATGCCAGATCCGCCGTGACCTCGACCCGCCGGGCTTCCAGCCTGTCGCGCATCTGATCGCGGACTTTCAGATCGGCTCTAAAATGCCGCTTCAAAGTCGCTGGCGACACGTCGCAGGCGTTTGCAATGCGCGGATTAGACCAGCCCAGCGACAGCAACAGCCTGACTTTGTTAGACAATTCCGGCGTGACCTGAAAGGCAGGTCTGCCGCGCTGGCCTTTTCCGGGCTGCGCCGGGTTGCCAAACAGGTCAAAATCTTCGGCCATCGGAAAAAATTCTCTGCGTGAG